TTCCATTATTACAATATCAAATATTTATATATGAATAGTTAATGCCAAAGGAAAACCAAAAAACAAGAAAATCGTACTTTTTGAAAAAGAAAAGAAGAACAAGAAAACAGATTGGTGGTGTTGATTGGGGAGGAGATACGGTTGAAGATATAAAGGCGGCTACAAGAAGGAGAGGTCCCGCTTCAATATTTGATATTGAACCTGAAGATTATCGCCGTTCTGGATATCGATATGGTAAAAGTGATGTAAGCAATGAATTTAAACAATTAGTGGAGAAAAAGGCTGAAAGTTTGATTGCCCAAGAATTTAAAACTGCAATAGATGAAAAAAGATGGAAACATAATCTTACAGATGTAGAAAAATTGAAACACAAAATTATTATGGATGCATGGGCAATACTTACAAACAAGAAGCCAGCCAAATATCCTGACGGTATTACTAAGAAGCCTCTTATACACAAAGGAAAAGAGATTGGGTATAGAGATATTTATCAAACTCCAAATTTATGTTCACCGGAAACAGCTCCAGCTAGTATTCGTACTTGTAACGATCAAATTGGCAAAAAAAAGAGTTTAATTGCTAAAAATTTTCCTTTTAAACCACATTCGGAAATTAAGGAAAAAAGACCAAGAGATCCACAAAAATTGACTGTCTCCAAACGTTTAAAACAAAAAGAGACGGAATTTAATAAATTAAAGCGTCAATGCTCTAAATTGATGAAATATTTAAAGCTAAACCATAGAAATGTTTATGATGAAATTAAAGAACGGGCGGATGACCTTTTTCAAGATAATACATCATTCAGATTTGTAAATGTGTCGACACCAACACCAGCACCAGCACCAGCACCAGCACAAACTATAATGTTAAACGACGATTCAAGTAGTGGTGAGGAGGAGATCATTGAGCAGGGTCAGATATAAACAATAATCAGGTATTGATTCCAACACATCAAAAGTATGAGAAATTCTAATTAGAAAAAATGATACTATATAAGTCTTAGACAATGAATATATAAGTGTGGGGAAACCTCTGCATGCCCAGGTACACAAAGCATTTGTATTTAGCTTTGAATTATATATTTACTTAAAACAGTAACTTGTTTGTAAATATTATTAAGTCTAATTAGGAGTCTATTAGGCTTAATTCGGGAAATAAGAAGATTATATGATGTATGATCTTTTTGTTGTTGTGATGGATGCTTGGAAGAGATATACAAGAGATAGGACATTGAAAACCGCGAGATTTTATGGGAGAATTTGTGCTTTTGATTTAAAGGCTGTAAAGACAATCGTTCGAAAAGATGAAAATCTTCGTAGAATTCTTAAACATGCTTTACATATTTTGTTTGATTTTAAGATAGGTACGCGACGACTACTAATTTGGAAGAATCATGTGGTACAATACGTTCCATATATGCCGGATATCAAAAGGAATGAACTTAATGTGGATTATGATACGCATGGTGGAACACATCAAAGCAGTCACACAAACTATATTAGTCGCAGAAGCAGAGGTTCTCATTCTGAAAATTTGAAATCTAGAATAGAGCATAAGGAACAAGTCACTTTGAAAATTTTACGTTTCCTTCTAAAAAAGGGATGTAATCCAAATGACAAGTACTTTCTGGCAAATATTATATTTAAGCATAAGTATCATTCTAGAACATTCTTGTCAAAAATAATAGGGATGTGTTCTCATTATGGGTTAGAGGCAAGCACTATGTTTGAGGCTTTGAAGATGCCTTGGTTAAGGGAATATGAAATGTCTTATTATTTCAGTCCTTTGTTAGACATACATAAAGAGAAGCTAAATATCAAAGATAATATTTCATTATGTTGCTCATGGGCTGAAAAAAAGAACCTATTGAAAGCAACCAGTTCAAGTTTGGGTAATTTATCTAAATTGAACGATGATGTTATTGGAATAATATCTTCATTTGTATACCCTTATGTATACTAAAAAAATGATATTATATAAGGCTTAGAGATATAAATATTAAGTACTGGGAGGAAACTGCATGCTCGGTACCAAAGTATTTACTTAAGACAGTAACTTGTTTGTAAATACAGAGTCGGTGTAAAATCGACCAAGGACTACATAAATTATAATACCCAGTCCGAAAAGATGAGTAATTTAGGCTTTAACATAAACGTTCGTGCGAATGCGTCACCCGCTTTCGCTGTAGCTGCGTGTAAGATGACCTTCGCGTCATCTTATAGCCTGAGTTCAAACTTTTTGTTAAAAAGCACAAGGAAGTTTTTAAGTAAACTGATAATTAGTTGGAAAGAGTTTACGCATGAAAGATATTGGAAAAGAAAAAAATTATATGGGAGAATTAATGCTTTTGATTTGAAATCTGTAAAAGCAATGGTTAGGAAAGATGGTTGTCCAGAAAAATTGATTAAATATGCTTTGGCATTTATGTTTGAGTTCAGAGGAAAGATTTTCAAATTGTCTAGAGTTTGGAAAAAAGGTATGAATGGATATATATGGGTGTATATCCCACTTATGCCTACTGACGAATGGACTGCTCACGATCTACCCAGAAATTATGATGATTATAGATTGGAATCAAACGCCATAGACAATGTGAGCCGTTTTCCAGTATCAAATAGTACATTGAAATATAGGATAGAAAGTAAGGAAGAAAAAACATTAAAAATGTTACGTTTCCTTCTAAAAAAGGGATGTAATCCAAACGATAAGTATTTTCTTGCGAATTTGATATTTAAGCATAAATATCATTCCAGAACATTCTTATTAAAAATAATTGGGATGTGTTCCCATTATGGATTAGAGGCAAGTACTATGTATAAGGCTTTAAAAATGGATTGGTCAAGAAATTTCGAAATGGATTATTATATTGGTCCGATATTAGATATACATAAAGAGAAGGTAAATATAAAGGACAATATTTCATTATGTTGTTCGTGGGCTTCAAAAAAGAGTTTATTAAAGGCGACTAAGTCAGGTTTGGGGAACTTATCTAAATTGAATGATGATGTTATTGGAGTGATAGATTCATTTGTATATCCCTTTCCTTATTAGATAGGATCGCCTGGTCTTCTGGAATATCTTGTAAATAAAGTAGTAAGAGAAATAATCAGTTCTATTCTCTCTTCATGACTACAGCTAGCCCAGAATTGTCTACAATATCTGGTTTGTAACTCTAACAATTGATAGGAGTAATAATCCATTTGATTTGTTCCGCATATGATATGAAGACCTTTCAGTAGCTCATTATAAAATGAGTATTGTATACCTTGAAGTCCCAAATCTATAAAGTTCCTATATTTTTTTTGTATATAATTTGAATACAAAGTTTTTACCTGTTCTAACGTAGAATAAAAGCTTTTAATATCGTCTAATAAAAATTTAGATTGAGGTTTTCTAGAATATGGTTCAATTATATTTATGAATATTTCATTTGGGATAATTATTTTGTTCATAAAAAATCTTTTTTAATATTAATATGTCTTCGAGCGCATTACAATCTGCAATTGTTAGTTTTACAGTTATAGCGCTTGTTGTTTCAATTTTTTACGTAGAAGAAATACAAAAAAGTAAAAGAAAACACATGCTTGCTGGAGCTTTTATATTTTCAGCTGCATTTATGTATGCATTGATGTTAATACTTGAACTTAAAGTTTAGGCGCTCATTGGTGCAGAAATTCTACCTGAACATTCATAATTGAAAAGTTCAAAATCTTTAATATCATAATCTTCCCAGTTTTCCTTACTAACAATACTGATAGTAGGCTGCTGCTTAATAGTATTACTCAATTGTTTGTAAACAGCTTGAATATGATTAGAATAGATGTGTGCGTCACCAATTGAGTGTACGACTCCACCTGGAGGAATACCTGTTCTTTGACTCATAATATGTAATAAAACAGAATAACTGAACATATTGAATGGTATTCCCAAAAACATGTCGCCCGATCTTTGATAAAATTGAAGCCACAGTTTATTGTCATTAGATACGTACCATTGTATTAATATATGGCATGGTGGAAGAGCCATTTTATCAATTTGTAATGGATTCCAAGCTGTCATTACAATTCTACGCGAAAAGGGGTCTGTTTTAAGCATTTGTTCACATTTTTTTAATTGGTCAAAACCTTGTTCTTTGTAATTTGTGTCACAAGTTTTATATAATGCTCCGAAATGTCGCCATTGAAATCCATAGACTGGACCAAGATCTCCTTCTTTATTAGAAACTAAACCCCTTGAATCTAAAAATTCCCTTGAACTATTTTTAGTCCATATGCTAACGTTATTCTTTACCAAATCTGCATTGTTGGTAGAACCCGAAATAAACCAAAGCAACTCTTTTATACACGTTTTCCAAGCCATTTGCTTAGTTGTTATTAAAGGGACTTTACCGTTTGAACAATCATATTTAAATTGTAATCCAAACATTGAATATGTATCACCATTTCTACTTTTCCGAACTGGAAGTTCTAAAATTTTTCTCATAGATTCCAAATAATCTTTCTCATACGATTTTTCTAAATCAATGTTATTTGGAAAAATTCGACTATATGTGATGTGCTTCATATCCATGATTATTTCATTGCCTAAATATGTCTTTACCTTTGAAGATTTCGTTAAATAACTGGAAACAACTTTAAAATTTTGTGTTGGTAATTCTATAAATTTTCCATTTGTAGGTTGGTCATGCACATCAAACTCTGTAATATACATTTTTGAAATTCTGTTAAACATTGGGTCTGTAAATAGAGAATTCAAAAGAGAAGCACCACCAATAAAACATGGTTCGTCCACTATTCCAAATACAGCTTTAATACTTTGCACTGCAATTGTATTTAGTTGTTTGGGAAATTCACTTGGTTTTCGAGTAATAATAATATTCAATCTATCAGGTAAGGGTCGCATATCATCGGGCAAGCTATTCCATGTAGCTGTTCCCATGACTACATTTCCAAAAGTTTTCGTAAGTCTTGAAAATATACTTAAATCCGTTTTTGAATTATAAGCAAGTTCTCCATTAACTCCAAACAAACCAGATTTATTAAGTGATATAATAATAGACATTATATGAATATATGTTCTAACTCCTTACATTTCTTCTTGTAAGCTATCTCAAGATCTTCGGTATTATTATATTTCTCAATACTTTCCGATGGAATCCTATCTTTCAAAAATTCTGGAGTTCCGTGTGCCTCTTTGTAATCGAAACAACATGAATTTGTGCTATTAAAAGTATTTAAATCGTCAATACATATTATTTCTGTCTTTGGTTTACTAAATTGTATTAAATCTTCTTGTGTATCACTTTCTATATTTGGATTATAAACAAGCTCATCCATTGATTTATTTGCATATTCTGAAACAATTGTTTGATAACCCCCAGATGAAGTCAATAAATAATCTTCTTCTTTTTGTTCATTTGAACGTTGTTCCCATGCTTTATTAAATTTTTGTATATCATCGTGCGTTTCTATATAAATATCCATAAAAGATGGCATTTCTTTGGTTTCTTCATCCAAAACTTTCAATTCTTCTTCTTGAAGTTTTGTCAAATCTTTACACTCTTTTACTATCTTATTTTCATTTCTTGATAAAATATCTTTCATAATTCGACGATATGCTTTGATTACTGTGTCCATCTCTTGACATCCTATTTTACGGTCAGGACATGAATTTCTATCTGGATGTACTAACAAAGACAAATTATAATAGGCTTTCTTAGCCTCTTTAGTTGTTACTGTTTCTTTATCCAATCCAAATAATTCATAGTCTTCGTCCATTTGCTCAAATATGAGAATATTATTTTATAATTATCTGAAAAATGCGCAATATTAAGTTGTAATTAACCCATATTTTTCAATATTATTCATATTTAATGTAAAGATTCTTGGTTTTGTCTGATTCAATACATTCACACAATTCAAAGTAATTGAAGATACTGGAGAAAGCTTTAAATTTCTAAATTTTAACATAAACTTTACAGAATTAACAATATATGTTTTATAAGATATGTCGAGTTTTATAGGTATTTCTTCTGTTCTATAAACATGATTTGGAAAGACCTGTAAAGGTATATTTGTCATATTTTCTTCTATATCATCCTTGATTATTGATATATTCATTATAAAATTGTTATCTCTTTTATCAATAGAGAAGGTAAAACTATTATTTTCTTCAAATGGTGTAAAATGCCATTTAGTGTTCAAATATTCCATTTTTATTATTAGTGTTTAATATACATATCAAATGAATTTGTCAACGAATGAAGACACAAACAAAACAAATTACTATAGTGATGAGCCTCATGTACATACGGTTGATGATTTTTTAGACTATGATACATGTTTACATTTTATACAAATTGCTTCTGGTAAACTAAAACAAGCATTAGTGTCACATGGTCAAAAAGGTGAGGTATCTCAAGGAAGAACTGGCAAGAATTGTTGGATATCACATTCTCATGATGATATAACTTTGAATGTTGCTACAAAAATTGCAAATCATGTAGGTTTACCATTGGTAAATGCTGAATCTTATCAAATTATTTATTATGATAAAAATCAAGAATATAGGAATCATTGTGACAGTTGGCCGCACGATGGAAGTGAAAAATCAAGAAGATGTATGAGATTGGGTGGTCAACGTATGATAACTGCTTTATGTTATTTGAATAACGTAAAAAAAGGGGGTAACACCCGCTTTACAAGACTTAAAATTGATGTTACACCAAAAGCTGGAAGATTACTGGTTTTTCACAATGTATACAAAGATTCTAATAAACGCCATCCTATGAGTGAACATGCTGGTTGTCCAGTAGAAGAGGGTGAGAAATGGGCTTTTAATCTCTGGTTTCGGGAAGATAACTTCAAAAAAATAGTATATGATCCACCAAGAAACAAAAACTTAAACATTACATATAAAGCAGTCAATGAAGAGGGTAAGGATGTTGTAATTACAGATTTAACAAAGATTAATATTGGTGCTTCTTATAATCCTATCATTAAAAGCTATGATAATGTTCTTGTTAATGAAGATTTAGAACTATTAAAAAAGGATTTAACATTTGAGGATGATACTAAAAAATCGACAACATGGGTACCAAGTGGAAATCATATCAGATTATTACAGAAAATTGCAAGAATTACAGGTGAACCTATTGACCATTTTGAAACAATACAAGCAGTTCAATATCCAGGAGGATTTACACATAAACCCCATTTTGATGCATACGATAGCAGTCTACCTGAATCTAGAATTCTTAAAGAAAAAATGGGTCAACGCTGTAAAACTATAAGCTTTTTTATAGAAAAAGGTATTAATTATTATTTCATCAAAACTTCTTTGAGTTATACACCCGAACCAATGTCATTATTGGTATACGAGAATGTTAAACCTGGTTCTAATATGAGAGAACCATCTGTTCGTAAACAAATTACCAATTTATCGAATAAACCATTGGTTGTTTTCCATATTTATGTACGCGAAAGAAGCCGGAAGTCTTCTTATGTTTACAAACCTCCATCTAAAAAAACAGAAACAACAGAAACAACAAAAGCATATGTGCTTGGCGATGGTAAAACCGAAACTACTGTTAATCCAAAAGAAATCAAACTTGAAGAAGCTACTAAAACTTTAGAACCAATTAACTATATTAGTCATTTGAATGAAACATATAAACAATTCCAAGATGGCACTATATCCAAAAATGGTCATAAATCACTTAGTTTCTGTAATATTCGTATGGGTTGGGATGATATTAAAAATGTTATATCAAAATTCTCTGAAATTAGAGATGAAACAACTGGAATATTAAATACAAATCTATTGAATAAAGACTATAAATTTGATGAATTTACACCAGTAATCGTCAATAATGTGTTTATGCCTAAGGCTGTTGATTATATATCTGAATATTATCATAAGGGTATCAATGCTGAACAATTTCCATTTGGTGATAGACAATCAAAAAGATTTAAGACAAGAAATGACCCAATCGCCCGAGTATTACATTATGAAATGCTTCCATTAATTGAAAAAATTACTGGAGAAAAGTTGAAACCAACATACACATATTTAAGTTGTTATATAAAGGGTTCTGACCTACCCCAACATACTGATAATCCCGATTGTTGGAGAACTGTATCATATTTAATAGATAAACCTAATGGAACAAATTGGGATATTTATGTTGACCTTAGAAAACAAAACGTTAAACACAAGGGTCGTTATAGTGACACTCCAATTCCATCAAAAGAAAACTGTATTGCCTGTGATTGTGATAAAGGTGGTATGATGATGTTTGATGGTACTGATCACATACATTATAGAGAACCTCTTGAACATGAATATTATTATTTGTTATTATTACACTATAAACCGATTGATTGTTAATTTATATTGAATTTCAAAGTATTATCAACAAAAATATTGTCTTCATTTCTCTCTAAACAATGATATAATTCGGTGTTATGTATCAATGCCTCTTCATATCTTAACATTAAATGTGATTTTATAATATGAAAACATCTTTCATGAGAAAATATATCAACTTGTCTATCTGGTTTACTAATTCCAAAACCTAATAACGGAACTAAATCATCTCTGAAATTTACAGAAATTATATTCAGATTTCTTAATGTTTCTATATCTTTATAGAACTTATAATCACCCGTCTTTGGAGAACCAAATGTAACAACTGTAAATTTTTTAGTAGGATGATTTCTTGCAAGATAATGCCCAAGAATAACACTTTTTGCACCTGCACTTGAATGGCCGCCTATTAATATTCCTCTATTTTTTTGAGCATAAATTGCTCTTTCTATTTCTTTAAATTCGGATAACTTTAAAATATTCCATACTGTTTCCAAATATCCTCTATGTACTCTTCCTGAATTATCATATGGGTGTTTTGTTAAAATACAATTCAAGTTCGTTGTCCAATCAGCAATATTACATGTTCCACGACATGTAATAATTAAATCCTCATTATCAACAAAAGCTCGTATTCCTATATTTTCCGGCAAACTAATTAGTGTGTTTATTTTCGCATCTTTAGTAGACATATACGCCTTTGATGAATATTTAGCCATTCTTTCTATTGTAGGTCTTAATTGAAGTCCAGAAACGAGGAGTAAATTATATATTATTAATCTAACACCTCTCATATTTCATTGGATTATACAGATATTAAAAATTCTCTTGGGATTATTTAATTCTGTCTATTAGAACTTATATTTATTAGTACATCTTAGTCCTTTATTTTGCTTTTATTTGAGCCAACTGCTTTGTTAACTGTTCTATTATCTTTTGATTCTTATTCTTGATAGTTTTTGGTTTCTTTTGAGCATGTTTCTTTCTTAACTCATCTATCATCTCTTGTTTCTTATCCTTGATATTTTTTGGTTTTTTCTTATCATCCCAGTATTTTGTTGGTGAAAATACAGGGAATTTTCCTCTATCGGCAACCTTTATAATATCGTCTTTTTCAGACATTGTTCTAAGGATAAGCACAGTATCTGCCTCTCCTAATGCACATAATAAATATGAAGTGATTATAATAGTAACGGGGTCATCACTTATTTCAAAGCCTGCAAATGTATAAGGGGGATCCATTCCGATCAAATAATGTTTTAGAATCATGTACGGATTATAATCTGCACTAACTGGAATATATGAACACAACACTATACTACCAAGATCTTCTTTTGTAAAAGCAATATTATTTGTTACCAATCGTCTTGCATATTCATAGAACTTTTCCTCGTTTTTAATGTTATCTATTAACATACATACCCCCGTTTGAAGCAGATTTAATCCAAGAAAACCTTTGTTTACTATTTCTTCTGAATGTTTGTTTTCAGGTCTCCATAATTTTGCTAACTGTTGTGCATATAAGTATATGTGTTCACCAGTAAAAATACTTGATTCTTTTGATGCACAAAATTGGTCATCAAAATCTATTAAATACAATCTATATGATTTTGTAACAAGCATATTTCCGGGTTTTACATCAGTACAAAATACTTTATTTTTTATCATCTTTTTGTAAAGTTCTGTTGTTTGTGATACCAACTCAGGTATTCTATGTAGTGTACATTCTTCTAACTTCATAAAATTGCTTAAAGAACCATATTTAGAAAATTCCGTAATCATAACAGCATGTGTATTATTACCAGAACGCATATCATTCTTCGCAAAAAATATATCAACTATTTTTGGCGAAATTCCTAATTTTGACAATCGAACTGTCAATAACATTTCTAATACTAGCTCTTGTGCTTCTTCGCTATTTGCATTTATTGCATCTGTAGTTATTCTATAAGCGTATTTATTATCGGCAGTTGTATAAATAGAATTAAATGAACCTGAAGTTATATACTTCAATTTTTCCTTAGGTGCTACTGGCGTAAGATACATCTTATTAACTTGTTTTATACCTCTAGCTCCTATTTTGAATGGAACTCTTTCAGTATTATTTACTAAACTATCACTTAGTCTTTTCTTATAATACAATAAAGTACTTTTGATGTGAGACCCTATATTCTTTATTAAATTATGACCTACTCGTTGACCACCATATAATGATATATCCGTTGGTTCTTCTCTTGTTTCGATTGAACTTAGTTCATAGTTGTCATCTGCGACATCTGTTTTAGTTTTAATACCATCCATCTGGTTATATAACTATATAACTTATATAAACTTAGTTTCATATCAAACCTATTATTTATAACAGGTAAAGAAGAATATGTAATTTATCACCTTAATCTAATCTTAAGTGCGACTTATACATACTTCTTTGTAAATTCTCCTCAACCTTGTGTTTCTTTACACATAAATCCTCTTTACCAGATTTTTTAGCTGGTTTTCCAATATACTTCTCCTTAGTATTTGTTTCAGAGGTTTTATTCATATTTCTTATAGAAACACAAAAAAGAATAATCGCTAAAATTGACGCAGCCATAACGCAAATTATCATGCCATTTTGTTTTGCCATGTTATATACTTTATATTACTTTATATTTCGGATTTTCAAATTTCTACAAGCACAAGTTTAATTTTATTTCAATCTTATAATATATATGTCAAAGATTATGTCAAAATCCTATAAAAAAATGCCTTGTTGGCTGTTTGGAACATTATTTTTTCTCATATTATTAGGTTTAGTATTTGGAATTTATAATGTTAGAGAATCATTTACCGAAGGTTCATGTTCGAGCCTAGAGAAAGCCAATCAAAATGCCAAAAAAGCCAGTGATAATGCTTTTAAACAATTCAAGAGAAAGAACATTCAGGTACAGAAAATGAAGCAACGCATAGATCGCGCAAACCGCCAATTTAGGCCGCATGTCACACAACTTCATAAATTAAGGAAGACATTGCAAAAAAAGCAAGCCAATCATAATAACATTAAAAAAAAATTAGACGAATGTAGAATAAATACCACCCCTGTTCAAACCCAAACCACAACTCCAGAACCAACCTTGTCAGCAGAACAGATTGCATCACTGCCACCGCGCATTCGTAAATGTGTACAAAATGCAGACCCCAAAGATCAGGGCGTCACACGTCTTGATTGGTGTAGAAGAAATGCGTAGACATTTTACCACCCATTTATACATAGGGAAATTGAATGTATTTTCTAACAACAACAATTATTACTACAAAATGAAAATGTACCCACCAATCTAAATGGAGGAGGTCTCTTCATACCATCCTTCGCTCTCTTTGCTATAACCGTTCCATTTGTAGGCTTACATCGCATATATTTTAAATCTCCTTTAACAAGCGTTCCATCATCATTCGTGTAAATCACACGATTTATTCCATGTTCGATCAACATATTTTGACATTGTTGACATGGCTTCGCATTTCCGGCAACCCAAATACCATTTATTTGCCTAAATCGAACACTATACAATTCATAACGTCCACCCTTCTTCGTCAAACATGATTTGTCACTCAACTTATAAATCGCATCCATCTCAGCATGACGCGTCACAACTGCCTTTCTCTCCTTTCCTATCTTACTTGTCCCAGCCAAACTCTGTACACCAATACTCTTTATATGACCACCTTGAACAATCGCCGCAAAATGTGTAGGTGGTCTGTTTAAACTATTAACCTTTGTAGCGTTGAACTACTATGTGACTATCCAGATTCTTAAAGAACTTGTTCCACAAAACATCAATCACAGCCTTTCCGCGCATTTTATATAATAATATTCTCTATTTATACTTAACCTTTTTTTTCAAAATTTTAAAATCATATATAAAGTTATATGAAAATTGCTGTTTATTCTGCTAATTTTGGAGATTATAGAAAAGAAATCTCAGCTAAAAAACTTGATAATATTAACTTCTCAGAAGAAATAGATTATTACTTTTTTACCGACATGGATATACAATCTTCTAAATGGAATGTTCAGAAAGTTACTCTTGAAAAAGAACTAGATTTCGGTGGTAAAACATGCCCAATGACTAAATATAGACATACCAGTAAAAAATATAAATTCTGTTTGCCCAAAATATTAGCTTCATATGATTATGTTATTTGGTGTGATACCAAATCATTACGAAACATAAACAACTTGAGCCTAAATAAAATTGAAGCACTTATCACAAATAAACAAAAATCTATATATCTAATACAACATCCGCATAGAAAAAATACATCACAAGAATTAAAAGCAACCTTACAACGTAGTATGGAAAAAGATTCGGATATAAAGAAATTTAGAGAAAAAATACAAAATATCAATTTTAATTCGGTATTACCTGATACCACAACTATTATTCGTAAAGTTAATGATAAATATAATCAAATTTTCACACAAATATATCATCTACAGTTAGAAAATCAATTATGTAGAGACCAAAATATAATCCAATATGGTTTTTATTATACTGGTTGTGAATCAGAACTTTTTTATTTTAAGTCACAAAAAGACCTAAGAGACAAATTACACTAATACTGATTTAAAATATTTCTGGTTTGGTTCCATTCGGCATTTCTGGCCAAGGCAAATTAATATCTATACCTCCAGCTCCACCTAATCCAGTATGTTTTCTCGCTTCTTGCCTCCATGTTGTTCCGTATCCTAATAGTTTTGCTCTTTCCCTTAAATCATTCGACATTTTACTATTTTTTTCTAAATAATATAAACTACCCACATATAATCCTTCTGGCAAATTTGAATATATAAACCAATCTTTAGCTAATTCCATATCTATTATCCCTGTATATCCATATAAATGAGCTATTCCCAAATTAAACATAGCAAAAACATCACCTCCTTTTGCTGATTCTTCTAATAGATTTATTACGATTTTTAATATTTCCATCATAGAATTTGTTTCTATTTTAACCAATCCACCTAATATCATCTCTGCTAAACCATATTGAGCATGCGGATCCTCACTTATTTTGATTGCTAATCGATAATATCTCTCTGCCTCATTCGGATTAAACTCTAAATTAGAAGGCAGTCTCTTTAAATATGCTCTTGCCAATTTTACCATTGAATTCGTAAATCCTTG